CAGATATTTACTTTTTTTCTGAATTTGAACGTCTGTATCCGTATCAATTTTTATCTCCTATTATTGGTATTGTTGACACAGATAATAAGGGAATAGCAGGCATTAAAATGATGCTTGATTCTATAATAGAACAAAAACAATATAATTATAATATTCATAAGTATGCATTATATGAAAATTATTCTTTTATAAAAGAAAATGATGAAAATAATTAAGAATTTCGCCAGAAATCCTCTTCTAAAATTTTAGAAAGAGGAATACCTATCTTATTAAGTCTTTGGTCTTCTCCAATATACCTAATAATAGGATCTCTCCCGGAACTTAATTCTTCCAAAAGTTTAAGATAAACTTTATCACCATAACCTACTAGATCATAGAAAAATTCCATACCTTTCCAAGTACCCATACAAACACCGATTCCTCTATAAGTTTGTAATATGTAATTTGGAATGTTTGACTCAACTACAAATCTAGATGGGAGACAAAGATGACCAATATACCATTGTAATGATTCTCTTGGTCTACATTTTAAATCCCATACGTAACCCAAAAACCTAAAAGGTTTTCCAGGATCTGATAAAGAAGATTTCTCAGGTGATATTGGTAAACCAAATCTCTGATAAACATTATAAATATGTTTACTTGAAATCCTTCTTAAGATGATAATATTATCATCTCCAAGACAAAATGAATCATTATCTGCATAATATTTACCATTTGAGTACTCAAGAAAAGCATAATTAACAACTGTTCTTGTAACCCAAGTGTCAAATAAGGATGTAATAAGTGAACCCGAAGGAACACCCTTCTTCTGAAACTCCAGACGAGTGGAATTCCAACAATATGGTGTGAAACAACCAAATGCCATAAGGCAATCGATATGATCCCTCCACTTATTAGGGAGTTCTATACAATGTGGAATTATTGCATAAAATAGAGCCCATAAATAAGATGATACGTTACTATCAAATTGTTTAACATCAACAGACAACTTTTGAAAGTTTTGAGAGTGAATATACTTTATTATTTTATCAGAATATTCGCCTTTTGTATGTCCCCAGACTGTCACTGGGAGAATTTTACTTCTATTAGACAAAGCGATTTCATCGATAAGTTTCCTAAAGAAAATACCCTCATAAACTAAAACTCTAAAAGATACACCCCAAACAGGACGAATCTTTTTAGAAATAGAACTAAGATTTTCACTTAGCTTAAGCTGAAATCTATGAAAAACAGCTGTAGGCTGTGTCAAAATTCCAGATAATTTAGGACTTAAAAAGAACGAAGATGCCCAATTTAAAGCATCTGTTCTAGCTTCTTCTGTACCCTTCTTCTTAAAGACAGGAAAACCAGAAGAGGTTGAAGTCTCAAAACTATCAACCGATTCAAAAGGAGTACAAAGTCCAAATTTTACTCCAGTTAACATCCCCAAATCCTTAGCTGACTGAATACCAGCAAGAATTAGGTAATCCAAATTTAATTTAGAAAAATCAAAATTTGGGATAGAGAATGAGTTAATCATTTCCCTATCTGACTCTTTAACTTCATCTAAAGTAAACTTTAAATTACTAGGGAAGTCAATACCCTTATATTTATTTGATTTCTTAACCAACTCAACATAAGTCTGAAAAGGACTAGGAACAACCGTTCTTGAAGCGGCATTCTTTAATTTCTCAGATTTAAAAACTAAACCATCGAGAGAGTTAAGAACAGGTTTGAAACCGACTTTCAATTTCTGAATGTTTTGTTTAAAACAAGTTTTAACTTTCGATAATAAAATATGTTGTTCTAACATAATTACACGCCCTCCTTTAACCTATTAGCACACATTAAGTGTACTCTAGAAATACTATTCTAGCTAGTGGTGTGGTTTAACTCTTATCAGCCTTGATGACTAATAGTCCCTATAACGGGAATTTCCTCACAGGAAATAGTTAGAAATCAATTCCATTGCTCAAAGAACAAGGAATTAAAGAC